TATCGTGATCCATATGAGAACGTTGATATTGACGTTGAGAGGGCACCAAATGCCTCTACAAACGCTCTAACTACTGAAGACGGTGAATTACTCCTATTTGAGGTAGAAGACGAGAATAGGGACGCTGTGATCTCTCAGGATGAATTAGATGATCCAGATCAAATCTTTGAAGAATCTCCTCTACAGTTATTTGATTACTTCCCTAAAGTTAAGTTTGACTCTAAGGTTGATATTGAAGTTGAGACTACAACTAAGTTTGAAGACGCTTCTGTAACTGGATTTACGGTTGAAAATCCAGGTATAAACTATCAGGTCAATGATAGATTGATGTTTGATAATACTGATACTGATGGTAGTGGTGTTTCTGCTCGTGTTTCTAGAATTGCGGGTGAGGCAGTAGAAGCATATGGTTTTGAGAATATAAGTGGTAATAACTTTGGTAAACTTACCACAGTCAATCCTCACAATCTACAACCAGGTGACAGCGTATTTGTTGACTACACTCCTGTCATGGCAAACACTAATAAAACATTTGTTGTTAGACAGTTTAAAGGTATTGAAGAGATAGTAATAAATCAGACTGGATCTGGATATAATACAGATATTCCTCCAACTATTATCATTGATGGTAATGGTACTGGTGGTGAGTTGGAAGCAGTTGTAACATCAGTTGGATCTATTGAAAACGTTAATATTGTAAACTCAGGTTGGGGATATACAAGTAATCCTAGAGTTATCCTTTCACATCCACAGGTATTTAAAAAAGCAGATTACTATATTGCTAAGTTTAGTAATGCACAGTATGTAAAAGTAAATGATGTTTATGTAAACTCTGATAAAGAAGTTTATCTCTGTGGTAAAACTAAAGATTCATCAGGTAATGCTGTTGCCTTCCTAGCAAAACTATCTGCATCTGGTGTTAAAGAATGGGAAAAAACTTTAGAACTAGTATCTGGTCAAGAAGAGTCTGAGTTTATCAGACTATTTGTTGACGGTCATGATATATGGGTTGTTGGTGAAAATAAACCAAACAGTTCTATCCTTTCACAATATAATCCAGATGTTGTGCTTGTTAAGTATGCTGAGGCATCAAATGGTCTAAGTGCTACGTTATCCTTCCAAAAAGGATATGCAGGTATATCTGGTTCAACTCGTGCTGATCATATTACATGTATTAAGAAATATTCTGATACTAGATTTATTATTGGTGGTTTTACCAATACTAACTCAGGAGCACCTTATGATGCTTTTGTTGCTTCTATCGATACTAATGGTAACTTTGCACTCAAGAGAAAACTTGCTTCTCCTAATAGATCTGAAAAAATTACCGATATTATAGTCAATGGAAATGATGTATATGCTTCTTTAGAAGTTGCAGCAAATAATTCTACTACAGATATTGATGTTGCAGTTGCAAAGATTAATTTTGGTACAACTGCTATTACTATAGACTGGATTAACCAGTATGCAAATAGTCTATATTCTATGTTAAACTCAAGCATTTCGATTGATGAGTTTAATGAGATCTATATTACTTGTGGTCTAAGATCTAAAGCAGATAACACAACTAGAGATAGTTGGTGGATTGGTAAGATAGACACCACAGGTGCTCTTATTTGGAACTACAGATATGTCGCTCCAGGTAGAGAACTTACTATGGCAGCAACATCTGCTATTGACATCTTTGGTGACTTAAACGTAGCATTTACAAGAATAGACAATACAAACACATTAACAACTATTGATACAGTCAAGATTGGTTATGATGGTAAAATTAAAAATCATACAACAAATCAATCTACTGCAAATAAGATTGAAGGATTTACTGTTCATTCTGTAGATGTTGATAACTCTGGTGATGTTCATGCTGTAGGTCAAACTCAGTGGAATAGAAATGAGTTCTTGTTCCCATTTACTGCAGGTTCAACTACTGATACTACTACCACATATACATTAACATCTACATCAACTAGTAACTCTATTACATATGCAGATAACGTTGCTAAGATCAATGGATATCAAACAGGACAAACATCTTGGACACAAGCAAATCTTCAGATTACTTCTGCTCAACTAGGCACTAAACTTGATAGTGATTTCACTATTGAGATGATGATATACAAAGATTCTACTGTAACTTCTGTATCACCTACACAACAAACATTGATTGCTATTGGTGATGCTGAAGTAGCAACTGGTGGTCTTTGGTTATACTATGATATATCAGGAGGTAAACTAGAACTTGCTATAACAAATAGTTCTACTAAACTTAACGCTGCATCTGGAGCAGCACAATCTGCATTAAGTAACATGTATGCTGACAATACATGGCAGTGGATTGGATTAAAAAGAGAAGGAAATGTATATACTGTTT